ATTAGATAAACACTTTTTACAAATACAAAACCTTGCCAATGGATACGGTTTTATGGTTGACAGAAATGCTCCATGGCGATTTGTAGCAGACTTGGAATCTCCTCAGATGCGGACAAGAATGTCCAAACTTGGCTTTGAGACATTGCAAGAGATGTTTGATGCATATTTTTATAAAACGCATCTCTATGAAATTGATAGTATTAGAAATTACTTTAATTCTTTTTACGACTCTTTTATAGAAGGATACCCATATTACACAATTATCGAAAAATGTGGTGAAGGCTCAAAAGCAAAACTTTTATATAGAAAGAAGAGAGATGAAAATCCATTTACTGATAAAAAATTATTGGAGTTTTATTATTACATCAGAGCCAAGGAGGCTATGCTGGACTGGAATCAGGAAAAGTTTGATCTTGAAGTCGAAGAGGCGCAAGAGATATTTGCTGAATTTGGCTTCAAAGCGGCACTCACTTTCATAAATGACAAAACTACGCACATATACGGACTTGGTGGTAATCCCGGTATTAGAACAAAAAAAGATGAAAATAATAGAATAATTAACACTCACCAATCGTCTTATAAGAGAAACAGTTTTACAATCATACTATAGGAGGGTTTATGCTATTCCAGACTCTGGACGACAAAAAAGAGTGTGTTGGCGTTTATTATAATGGCGAATTAGACTTTGGAGACATTCCACAGAATCTTTCAAAGACATGGAGTTATTCTAATTTTCTAGAAGGAAAAGAAATTGAATATGCTTCGATATACTGCAATGGTAGGGCAATCGATGATATTTGCCCAGCACATCTTTTAGAAGATTGGGAAAGAGTATCAAATAGGCTAAAAGCTTTTATGAGAGCAAATAAATTAGCAAAAGTTAATCTAGATGATAACTGTTTTTTTGACTTAACACCGCAAAGATTTCTAAAAGAATATTGCGAAGTAAAAAACAAAATATGTGATTGGATTTTTCAAAATTATCAACGTCCAAAAAACTATGATCATTTACACAAGATTCAAGAAGTTTTATCGGATATAAAGTATAGAAAAGTCAATTTTGATGAAAAAGTACTAATGAATTTTTGGAACGACAACAAAGCAAAAGTTTTATATCACAAATTTAAGGGCTCGGAAGCACACTGTAATTACAATTTATTTGGCTCTGTTACAGGCAGGCTTACGTTGCACAAGCACTCCCTACCCATTTTAAACATGAAAAAACAACACAGGGCTTCAATTAAGCCTAACAACGATTTCTTCATTGAACTAGATTACAATGCCGCAGAGGCTAGAGTTGTACTAGCTTTGTCTGATGTAGAACAGCCAAATCAGGATATTCACCAGTATCATGCATCAAGTCTTTATAATTGCTCAAGGGCAGAAGCAAAAGTAAGATTTTTTGCGTGGCTGTATAATCCTAATTCAAATGACTCAATCTCTAGTGGGCAGTACAATCGAGAGTCAATTTTGAAAAGATACAGGTTATACGATTCAGTAGAAACTTTATTCGATAGAAAAATTAAATGTGATGATTTTCATGCTTTTAACTATCTTATTCAAAGTACATGTGCTGATATGGTGCTTGACAGGATGGTGGCAATCTACAAACTCTTAAAGGGCAGAAAGAGTTATGTAGCATTTACATTGCATGATAGTATTATATTAGATTTCTCTTCTGAAGATAGAGATCTTATTAAAGATATATTAGAAGAATATAAAAATACTAAATTAGGTAATTTTAGAACTACAATATCAGCAGGTAAAGATTTATATAATCTAAAATTAATTAATATATAAGAGGTATAAGATGAATATTATTGGATTAGGAAAAGCAGGGTGTAGTATTGCAGAATTGTTTAAGCAATACTCCCAATATACAGTTTTTAAGATAGATTCAGACGAAAAATTAAAAAGAAAAAAGAATTGCTTATTTGTTCCCAAGCAATCTTCTGTCGAACTCTACGATGCAAATCCGGTTGACATATCACGGATAGTCAAGAATATGGACGACGAAGAGATTTATTTCATAACCTGTGGTTGCGGCAAGATTTCAGCATGCGCTCTCTGGATCTTACGACAACTAGAGGGCAAAAAAATCAATATTGTATATATTAAGCCGGACACATCATCTATAGATGACAAGTCTAAACTTGTCAACAGGGCTCATTTTCACATATTACAGGAATATACCAGATCCGGAATATTTGAAAAGATGTATATCGTAGACAACAAAAAAGTTCCAGAAATTATTGGAAAAACATCAATACTTAATTTTTATCCTAAGATTAATCAATTTATAGTCTCTACTATCCATTGGCTAAATATCTATATGAACACAGAACCAGTTTTTGACACATATAGAGAAGAGTATGTAAGTTCCAGAATATGCTCGTTTGGTATACTGGATCTTGCAGAAGAAACAGTCGTAGACACTTATGATATAAAAAAATACAATCAGATTAAATATTTTTATGGAGTCAATCGTATAACAATAGAGAACGATGAAGAACTAATTGAAAAACTTAGCAGAATTACCTCTTCTGATTCAGAGGGGGTTTCTGTATCATATGGAGTATATCCAACTGATTTAGAGGTTGGATTTTCAATTGCTCTGAAATCATCTTCAGAAATTCAGTTAGAGGAATAAATGTTAGAAAAATATAAAACAGTTTTACTAGATCCACCATGGAACGAAAGAGGTGGTGGTAGAATTAAGAGAGGTGCTGATAAGCACTATGAATTACTAAAAACGCCCGATATTATAAGAGTTATTCTTCAATCAGAACACTGGGAAAATCTAGATGATAATGCGCATATGTATTTGTGGGCTACAAACAATCACCTAGAAGACGCACTGTTTGTAATGAAATCATTGGGATTCAGATATGTTACCAACATAGTGTGGGTAAAAGACAGAATTGGCTTAGGACAGTATGCTAGAGGAAAACACGAACTTCTCTTGTTTGGCACAAAGGGAACCAAACACACTTCTGTTAAAAAGCAAAATAATTCTTTGGCTTCTGTAATCGAGGCTAAAAGAAACAAACATTCTTCTAAACCAGAAGAATCTTTTCAATGGATTGAAAATCGATCTCACGGCCCGTATCTGGAAATGTTCTCCAGAAGCGAGAGAGAAGGATGGACAGTTTGGGGAAAAGAAGTGAATAAATAAGCGTCGTCAGACGTATTACAAATACCATAAAAAATAAGGAGTAAACATGGGAAATATTACATATTATCGAGGAACTTTCACAAAGGCTAGCGGCGAACTGCGAACAATGTTTTTTGTACGATCACAGGATCTGCCAACTAACTTTGTAAGCACTAATACAAAGGGCACTGGAAAGCCTCGCAACCTCCGTGAAGGAATGGAGACTGTCTGGGATCTTCAGTCTCAGTCATGGCGGACTTTTAATTGGCGCACCGCTAACACAGAAGAAGTCGTAACTTTTGAAGCAGACGAAAATATTCTGAATAATTTTGCAGCCTGAAACGTAATATAAAGTAGCGGGTAGGCAGATCAGCCTATCCGACTTTAGACAAACAGTCAAATAAACAAAAAAAGGAGAAAATATTATGGCTATTGATTTTGCAAAGATGAAACAAAAGTTTCAAGCGCTTCAAGGAAACGGGAGCGACAGACAAAACGCATTTTGGAAACCACAAGATGGTGATCAAACTATTCGTATTGTCCCAACAGCGGACGGAGATCCTTTCAAGGAGTTCCATTTCCACTATAACGTAGGAAAGAATCCGGGTTTTCTGTGCCCAAAAAAGCAGCATGGAAAGGATTGTCCGGTGTGTAATTTTGCTTGGCACATTTATAATGAGGCTAAAGAGAACAACGATTCGGAAACTCTTAAGCTTGCCAAGTCGTTGTTCCCTAAGCAACGATTCTTCTCACCAGTTATTGTACGAGGTGAAGAAGGAGAAGGAGTCAAACTTTGGGGCTATGGAAAGATGGCTTATACAGAGTTGATTCAGCTTGTCCTTAATCCTGACTATGGCGATATTACAGATGTGGACGGAGGCACTGATCTTGTTATTAACTACGGCAAGCCCCCCGGTGCTTCATTCCCTGTGACGAAGATTCATCCTCGTCGTCGCCCTTCTGCATTGACAGAAAGCAAGGAAACTACACAATCATATCTTGATGGTATTCCGTCTTTCAAAGAGAACTTCAATGAAAAGACTACAGAAGAGATTGAAGAAATGTTGTCAAGTTTCTTGTCTGGAGAATCGACGGATAACTCTGGAGGCTCAGAGACTACTAAATATTCTAATAACAATAGTAGTGAAGCCACAGACGTCGATGAAGCATTCAAAGAACTGCTGTCATAATTGACACTCTTAGGGTTTCCTTGGGTTCCCCCTTTGCTCAGATAGTTTTTTGTGTCGAGTAATAAAAAACCCTCTTTTTTTAAATAATTTCAACAATCAAACGTATAATAGAAAAGGAGAAACGATGCCCAAAAAGAAATTAAAATTAGCAACTGGTAAGTTATCATTTAAAGACAAGCTTAAGATGATTAACAAGTTGGCTGGAAATGATGTAGCGCATGACTTAACGCAAGAAAATCCAACGGATGTTTATGACTGGATTTCAACATCTTCTACATGGCTAGACTCTATTATCTGCAGAGGACGTAAAGCAGGTATACCAGTGGGCAGAATCTCTGAGCTTGCAGGCTTGAGTGGAACAGGAAAGTCTTATATGGCTGCTCAAATCTCTGGCAATGCTCAAAAGAAAGGTTATAACGTGTATTATTTCGACGCTGAGTCGGCAATTAGTTCTGAGTTTTTGGAAAAGTGTGGTTGTATATTGGAAGAAACAGATGGTTACGGTGATTTTGTTTATATCCAAGCTCAGAATGTCGAGTTCGTTTTGGAAACAATCGAAGCGATCTTGGCATCGGGGGAAGAGAACAATCTATTCGTATGGGA